CGAACTCGCACGCCGACTTCTTCCAGAAGAACCTCACCGCGCTGCGCGCGGAGGAGCGCCTCGCGCTCGCCGTGTACCGGCCCGGCGCGTTCGGCCTGGTCTCCGGCCTGTCCTGACGCACCAGGTGGGGCGCCGCTCCCGCAGCGGCGCCCCACCCTCACATCCTTCCCGCACGCAAGGAGCGACGGCATGGCCCTCGAGATCAACTCCACCGACGACGAGCTGCGGCTCCCGACCAGCACCCGCGCGGTCCCGCCCCCGCCCGACGTGATCATGTCGACGCAGTCTGCCGACACGTCCAGCAGCGGCGCTGTCGCCTACGTCGGCCCCGGCACGGTCACCGCGGACTTCCACGGTGCACCCGCCGTGCGGCGCGTCGCGCCGCCGGAGGCCGTCACCGTGACGAGCTCGCACGAGGTCGCGCTCGCGGAGACGAAGCCCGTCGACGCGGCCCAGGTCGAGACGAAGCCCGTCACGACGAAGCGCACCCGCACCGACACGAAGTGAGGTCACGGTGAGCGACCTGCAGACGTTCGCGACCACGGACGAGCTGAGCAGCCTGCTCGCCGACACGAACCTCACCGTCAGCAACGACGCCGCCGAGCTCGACCTCGCCGCGGCGTCGCAGGCGATCCGGAACTTCGCGCGCTGGCACATCGCCCCGCTCCGCGTCGACACCGTGCGCCTCACCGCCCGAGCAGGGCTCGTCTACCTGCCGACGCTGCAGCTGGACGAGATCGTCTCGGTGACGAGCGACGGCGTCACCCTCGACCCGGCCACGGTCGTGTTCGATCCGGACGCCGGCGCGCTCATCCCTCCGCGGCTGCTGTACGGGCGGTGGAGCCGCTATCGCGGCGGCGTGGTCGTCCAGTACCGGCACGGTTACGCCGACGTCCCTGCGGACCTCAAGCGGCTGTGCCTCGAGCTCGTCATCCGCTCGCGCGCGGCGCCGACGTCGATGACGCGGGAGCAGACCATGTCGTCGTCCGCGACGCCATCGCTGTCCGCGCCCAACGTTGCTGGCGGGATCGTGCTGCTCCCGCACGAGGAGCCGACGGTGAACCCGTACCGGATCGCGGTGCTCTGATGCCCGCCTCTTTCGCCCGCACCACGCTGACCCGGCTTCGCGCGACGAGCACCATCGATGACCGCGGCGTCACCCGGCCCGACTGGGACTCGACGCCGCCGGACGAGCTCGAGCTGCCGCGCTGCATCGTCGTGCAGCGGCAGACCCCCGAGGTGCTCTACGACGGCCGGCAGGGGCTCATCACCACCTACGACGTCGCCGCGCTGAAAGGCGCCGACGTCCTCCCCGTCGACCGCATCCGGTGGATCGGCGGCGACTTCGAGGTCGACGGCGAAGTGCTGCACACCGAGTCTCCGTCTGGCCGCCTCGACGAGGCCAAGTTCGCGATCACCCGCGTGGAGGGCTGATGACTGCCATCCGGATCAAGCTGAACCTCCCGGGAATCAACGAGCTGATGAAGTCCGCGCCTGTCCAGGCGGACCTCAACGCGCGTGCCGCGCGCATCGCTGCGGCCGCCGGTGAGGGCTTCGAGTCCGGGCCCGGCCGCCCGCACCCGTGGATCGCGCGCGCCTACGTGTGGGCCGGCACCTTCGAGGCGCGACGTGCGGAGGCGACCGACCGGGCGCTCACCCGAGCGATCGACGCGGGCCGGTGACCGAGTACGTCGTCGGGCCCGACGTCGAGCAGGCCCTCGTCGATGCGCTTCCGCCGCTGCTCGGCTTCCCGTGGTTCGGCTCCGTCCCGAACCCGCGCCCGAAGCGGTTCGGGCGGGTCGAGCAGACCGGCGGCACCGAGGTCAACGTCGTCATCGACGAGCCGCTGATCCTCGTCGAGAACTGGGCGACCACCGCAGCGCAGGCGCACTCCGACGCGCAGCGCACCCGCGCGGCGTTGAAGCGGCTGCACCGAGTCGGCGACGTCGTCTTCTACCGGGTCCGCGGCGCGACGCTTCCGCAGTCGCTGCCGGACCCCACCACGAGCCAGGCCAGGTACACGGCCCTCTACGCGATCCGCGTGCGGGGCCTCGTCACCACCACCCTCTGATCGCCGAGCCATCGGCGCCCTCCTGGAAGGAGTAGCCGCATGGCTACCGCAGCAAACGTTCGCGTCGGCAAGCCCGAAGCCGCCTCCGGCGGCGTCTACTCGGGCCCTCTCACCGCCACGGCCCCCACCGACGCCTCGACCTCCCTCGCCGGCGGCGCGTCCGGGTTCGGCGCGCTCGGTCTCGTCGGCGACGACGGTCTCAAGCAGACCATCGACACCGACACCACCGACATCAAGGCGTGGGGCGGCGACACCGCCCGCACCGTCCGCACCTCGCACTCCGTGAAGTACGCGCTGACGCTCATCGAGACGTCGCCGGCCGTGCTCGAGGAGGTGTTCGGCAAGGACAACGTCACCGTCACCAGCGGGAAGATCAAGGTCGCGATCAACAGCAAGGAGCTGCCGAAGCGCAACTGGGTGTTCCAGATGCTCGACGGCAACATCCCGATCCGCGTGCACGTGCCCATCGGGCAGATCACGAACCTCGACGACATCAACTTCGTCGACGACGACGCGATCGGCTACCCGATCGAGGTCACCGCGTACCCGAACAACGCGGGCGACAAGGCCTACCTCTACCTGGACCCTGCGGCGTCCTGATGACCGGCGCGGGGACGGCCAGCCTGGTGGCCGGCCCCGCGTCTCCTCCATGACACCAGGCGACCCAAGAGACCAGGAGCCCTCTTGACGTACCACGTGCACCCCTCCCGAGCAGAGCTGCCCGAGAACCGGTTCGAGTTCGACCTGCCTGACGGCAGCACCTATTCGATCCCGAAGATGAAGTTCCTCAAGCCGGCGATCGCGCTCGAGGTCCAGCGGAACCAGGTCGTCGGCATGACGATGCTGTTCGAGGAGTACCTCCCTGAGGTCCTCCAGAAGCTCGACGACAACGAGCAGCTGCTCGGCCTGATGAACGCCTGGCGCGACGCATCGCAGGGCGACGCGGACGGCGAGATCTCCCTGGGGGAATCGCAGGCCTCGGTCGGCTCCTAGCCGACCACGGAGAGGCCATTCGCTACGACCTCCTTCAGGTCGGCCTCCGACTCGACGACCTCGGCACCGACCTGTCGTGGATAGACCTCCGCGCGGTGCTGCGGCAGATGCCAAAGCACACGTCCGCGCTGCAGCTCGCGATCCACGGCGAACTCGCGCGCTGGACGCCGGACACCCACCTCGCTGCCCTGCAGATCGACCTGCTGCGCCTGTCGATCTGGCAACGCGGCGGCGGGAAAGGCCCGAAGCCAAAGCCGATCCCGCGGCCCGAGGACAAGGCGATCGCTCGCCTCAGCACCGCGGACCTTCGGCGCGACCGGATGCAGTCCGGCGTGATCGGCACCTCGGTCCCCATCCGCGACATGAAGGCCTGGCTGGAACGCATCAACGGCCGCCGGTGAACGACCCAGGGGGCGCTGATGGCTGTCGAGATCGCGCAGGCCGTCGTCGCCCTCACCCCGCAGTTCCAGGGCGTCCAGGCGGCCATCAGCAAGGAGCTCGCGGGCGCCGCGGTGCCTGGTGGGGCCGCAGGCAAGGCGATCGGCGGCAGCTTCGCCGGCGGCTTCCGGACCGCGATCGTCCCGCTCGCGGGCATCGCGGCCGCCGGGCTGGGTATCGCCGCGGTGACCGGGTACCTGAAGGACTCGTTTGGCGCGATCGCGAACTGGCAGGTCCTGAACGCGCAGTCCGCCGCCGCAGTGAAGGCCACTGGCGGCGCCGCCAATGTGACTGCCTCCCAGGTGAACACGCTGGCGCAGTCGCTCGAGGGCCAGACCGCCACCCAGGCGGAGACCATCCAGCAGGGCGCGAACCTGCTGCTGACCTTCCGGAACGTCCGCAACGAGGCCGGCGCCGGGAACGACGTCTTCAACCAGACCACCAAGTCCGCGGTCGACATGTCCCGCGCGCTTGGCACCGACGTGACCGGCAGCGCGATGCTGCTCGGCAAGGCACTGAACGACCCCGAGGCCGGTCTCACGAAGCTGACCCGGTCCGGGGTCACCTTCACGCAGCAGCAGAAGGACCAGGTCAAGGCGCTGCAGGACTCGGGCAACATGCTCGGGGCGCAGAAGATCATCCTCGCCGAGGTCAACGCGGAGTTCGGCGGGTCCGGCGCGGCCTACGCGAAGACCTACACCGGCCAGCTGTACCTGCTCAGCGACGCGTTCGGCGACATCGGCGAAGGCATCGTGTCCGGGCTGCTCCCCGGCGTTACCGCCGCCGCGCACTCGCTCACCGGCTTCCTCGGCAGCCTCGATCCCGCTTCAATCACCGCGTTCGGCGCCTCCATCGGCAACGGCCTCGCCTCCGCGGTGAGCTTCGTGGTGGGCCTGATCAACACGATCGGCCCGAAGGTCGCAGGGATTGGCGCGCTCGTCGCCGCCGGGTTCGGGGTGATCGGCGGGATCGTCGCTGCTGTAGCGCCCGGCATCGCCGCGATCGCCGGCTCGTTCTCCGCCGGCGCGGCCGGCGCGGGTGGTCTCGGTGCCGTGCTCGGCGTACTCCGCGGCGTCTTCGCCGCGCTGACCGGGCCGATCGGCATCGTCGTCGCGATCCTGACCACGCTCTACGCGACGAACAGCCAGGTCCGAGACGCCTTCAACGGACTACTCGGCGCTGTCGCAGGACTCGTCGGGCAGGTCGTCGGCGCGCTCGTGCCGGCTTTCACCGCGATCCTCGCCGCCGTCGTCCCCCTGGTGACCTCGCTGGTCGGCTCGCTCCTGCCCGTGATCACCGCGATCGTCGTCGCGATCGTCCCGCTGGTCACCGCGCTAGTCGGGCAACTCGCGCCGATCTTCACGCAGCTCGTCGGAGCGCTCCTCCCACCGCTGGTCGCGCTGTTCACCTCCGTCGTCGCCGCGGTGATGCCGCTCGTGACCGCAGTCCTGCAGCTCATCGCTCCGCTCGCGCAGCTGGTCGGCGCAATCCTCACGCCGCTGATCGGGCTGCTTGCCGCGGTGCTCGGCCCGATCGTCGCGCTCGTCGGCGTGCTGCTCGGCGCCCTCGTACCCGTGATCCGGGTCGTCGTGACCGTCCTCGCCACCGTGATCACCGCGATCGTGAACGTTCTCACCTGGATCGTGAACCTCGTCACCGGGACTGGACAGGCCGGGGCCCAGCTTTCCGCGATCTGGAACGGCATCGTCTCGTTCGTCAGCGGGGCGATCCGCAACATGCAGAACATCATCCGCACGGTGCTCGCCGCGATCGCCGCAGCTTTCACGCTCTACGTCAACGCCTGGCGCACGGTCATCACGACGGTCTGGAACGCGATCGTCTCCTTCGTCACCGGCGCGATCAACACCGTCCGGTCCGTCATTACCGCCGGCCTCAACGCTGTACGGACCGTCGTCACGACCGTCTTCAACGCGGTGCGCACCGTGGTCTCTACCGTCTGGTCCGCGATCACGTCGCTCATCAGCGCGGCGATCGGTCGGGTGCAGTCGGTGATCAGCAGCGGCCTCAACACCGCCCGCTCCGTCGTGACTGGCGTCTTCAACTCCGTCCGGTCGATCGTCTCCAGCACCTGGAACACGGTCGTCTCCACGATCACCGGCGCGATCGGACGCGTGATCTCCGTCGTGTCGGGCCTCGGGCCGAAGATCCTCGGCACGCTGTCGAGCATCGGCGGGCAGCTGTTCTCTGCCGGGAAGTCGATGATCCAGAACCTGATCAACGGCATCACGTCGATGATCGGCGCCGCCGGCTCCGCGATTGGCAGCGTCGTCGGGAAGATCGCATCGTTCCTGCCGCACTCGCCCGCGCAGGAAGGGCCGATGTCCGGCTCCGGCTGGACCGCCGTCCGTACCGCGGGTGAGGCAATCACGCAGCAGTTCGCGTCCGGGCTGCAGCTCGACGCGGTGATGCGCGACAGCGTCGGGAAGCTGACGGCGCCGCTGAACTCCAGCGTCCGCGTCGCGGGCGGCATCGACGCCGAGCTCGCGGCGGCCGTCGCCGGAGACCACACGGTCATCGAGTACCACGCTGCCCCGAATCAATCGCTGGACTCCCGGCAGGACCTCTGGCAGGCGATCGCACGGAAGCCGTTCCTGACCGGGAAGGCCTGACCACTGTCCGATCCAGGCGGGAGCGCGGATGGCTGACTCGACCGGCTACGGCGTCTACGGCGCCGGGATCTACGGCGCCGAGCCCGACGTCGTCGACACCCCGCCGACCCCGTCCCAGCCGACACCGGCAGACCCGGACTGGAACCCGGCCAGCCCGGGTCTCGCGTTGATCGGGACGAACGGCGACGTGATCCCGCTGAAAGTCACCGACGACGACTACATCGCGCTGCAGGGCGCGACCGGATTTGGAATCCCGCCGAAGGTCCTCACCATGTACGAGGGTGCCTCCGACGGCGGCAACGTCCGGTACGTGCGCACGGGCGCCCGCGACATCGACCTCCCGGTCGGAATCGTCGGCGCTTCCCGCGGCGAGGTGTGGGAGCGGCAGCGGCGCTTCGCGTCCGCGCTCCGCGTCCGCCGAGGGAAGCCGCCCGCCCGGCTGCAGTTCGTCCTCGAGACCGGCGAGATCTACGAGACCGTCGTCTACTACGTCTCCGGTGCCGAGACACAGATCACCTCGGAATCCGGCACCGCCACGTACGCGCGGTGGCCGATCACGCTCCGCTGCCCGGACCCGTACTGGACCTCCACCGTCGAGACGCTGGTGAAGATCGGCGCCGGCGGCGCGCAACGCGGGCTACTGCCGCACCTCACCGCGCTGCAGCTCACCCCCGCGCAGGTCCTCGGGTCGGTCGCGCTCCACAACACGGGCGACGTCGACGCCGACCTCGTGTGGGAGATCAGGGGCCCTGGAGGCCCATTCACTGCGACGTCAGACACGGGCCTGTCGTTCACGATCGAGGACACCCTCGTCGACGGCGAGACGATCACCGTCGACACGAAGACCGCCGACGTGAGGGACCAGACCGGGAGGAACCGGTACACGGGCCTCGCGCTCGCGCCGAAGCTCTTCAAGCTCCCTGACGGCACTACGACCGTGCAGATCAACCTTGGTGGTGCCTCCGCGGCATCGCTCGTCACCGTCCGGTTCCGCGTCCGTCGAGAGGTCATGTACTGATGCAGCCGGACGACGTCACCATCGAGGTGCTCGACCGGAACCTGCAGCGCGTCGGCCAGATCCTGCCCGAGCAGTGGACTGACGCGAAGCCGATCCTCCGCCTCCGTGCCGTCGGCGACTGGACGATGTCGCTGCCGGTGGACTTGCCGGCGACCGCGCTGCTCGCGCAGCCAGGCGCGGGGATCCTCGTGACTGGTCCGACCGGTGAGCTGTTCTCCGGCCTCGTCGGGAAGGGCAGCGAGAAGGCCGATCAGAAAGACCCTGTTGGGACGATCACGTTCACTGGCCCGGACTTCAATCAGGTCCTCGCCGACGCGCTCGCCTGGCCTGACCCTGCCAACGGTGACGAGACCACTCAGGCCACCGCGTACGACCTCCGCAGCGGCCCCGCGGAGACCGTGATCCGATCCCTCGTCGACGCCAACATCGGGCCGTCAGCGCCTGCGTCGCGCCGTGGATGGTTCGCATCGCTGCTCGAGCTCGACGTCGACCAGCAGCGCGGCCAGACGGTCACTTCCTCGGTCCGATTCGACAACCTCCTCGACCAGGCCGCGACCCTAGGCAAGGTCGGCGGGATCGGATTCCGTGTCACCGTCGGCGAAGGCCACCTGCTGCTCACCTTCTTCAAGCCCTCCGACCGGTCCCGGCAGGTGCGCCTTGACATCGCTAACGGGAACCTCGACTCCTACACGTCTGAGGTCTCCGCCCCGACGGTCACCCGCGCGATCGTCGGCGGGCAGGGCGAGGGCGCCGCCCGCACGTTTCTGCAGCGCACGACCCCCGCGTCGCTGCAGGCCGAGGACCTCTGGGGTCGCCGTATCGAGCAGTTCAAGGACGAGCGGAACACGGACAACCAGGGCGAGCTCGCGCAGGCCGGCGACGAGCTCCTCGCCGACGGCGGCGCGACCTTGCAGACGCTGAAGCTCGACCCTGCCGACGACCAGACGATGCAGTACCAGCGCGACTGGGACCTCGGCGACTACATCACCGCCGTTACTTCCCAGGGCGAGATCACGCAGATCGTCACCACTGTCGGGCTCGCGCTCGGCACCAGCGGCGTCCTCGTCGGCGCACAGGTTGGCGATCTCGACGCGGCAGACGTCGCGAACCTCCAGTTCCAGCGCCGGGTGAACCGGCTCGAGACCCGCACCTAGGAGGGCCGATGGCGACCGCGCTGCAGGCGTACCCGTTCGATTCCGTCGACACCACCGAGACGCAGTTCGGGAAGCTGTTCGGGCTGCTGCAGGACGACGGCATCGCCGACCTGCCCACCTCCTCGTCCGGTCAGGTCACTGCCGGCGGTGGGCTCACGTTGAACGTCGCCGCCTTCGCGGCCGCGTACCTATCCGGCGGGGTGTGCGCGCTCCCGGCGCCGGCCACCGTCGCGCTCGACGCCGCCGCGGCGCAGACCCGCATCGACCGGGTCGTGATCCGCTTCGACTGGACCGCGAACACTGCCGTCGTCGACCGGCTCACCGGCGTTCCCGGCGCCGGCGCCCCGAAGACGCTGACGCAGACGCGCGGCGGGATCTACGAGATCTCCCTCGCCCGCATCACCGTCGCCGCCGGCGCGGTCAACCTCAGCTCGGCGAACATCGTCGACGAGCGAGAGTTCACCAGCCAGCGAGTCCTCGTCTACGCGACCGGCAACCGGCCGGACGCGGCAGCGGTCGGCGTTGCCCTCGGCATCAACTTCACGTCGAAGCGACTCGAGCTCAGCGACGGGACGAGCTGGAGCACGGTCGGGTCCGAGACGCCCGTCGCCGGCACCGTCGGGTTCCCCGGCACCGTCTCCGCGCTGGTCGACGCCTCCGGGACGTACCTGACCTCGGTCACGCGAGCGAACGGCCGAGCAACGCTGAACATGGGCGTCAACGTCGGCGCGAACGGCATCAACCTCAGCAACGCCCGCCTCATCCTCGGCGTGGACGCCGGCTCCCGCCCGGTCGGGCCCGCTCCCAAGATCTCGAACCCTCACTTCCTGTGCCAGGTCTACGTGGGCAGCTCCTTCACCGGCATCGCGGGGTTCTACATCGCCGCGAACGGCCAGGTGCTCTTCAACTACTACACCGCCGGCGGCGCTCTCCCGGCGAACGCGCACGTGCACGGCACCGTCACCTACGACATCGGCAACTAGCCGGGAGGTCCTCATGTCCAAGATCGCGCGCGAGGCGGACGCGACCGTCACCTACCTGATCGACGAG